CATACATTGGTCAAAAAAAGTCTACTAGAACCCCAAATTTGATTTGCCCTGCCCCGAGTGAGCTTGTGTTGTGAGTGGATGCAGTGTATAGTTCATGCATGCATATCGACACAAACATCCCCCCTCCTGACAGCACGCCACCCCGGCAGAAGTACCCCTTCCCGGACATGCTGGTCGGCGACAGCTTCCTGTTCACAGAGGATGCACCAATCCAGAACCTGCGCACCGCTGCCTACATGTACGGCCGCCGGCACCCGGGCGTGAAGTTCACTGTCCGCAAGCACGGTGAAGGCTGGCGCGTCTGGAGGGTGGCCTGATGAGCAACAAGGATGACCGCTTCCTGGCTGGCAAAAAGCTGGGAGGCCGTCCGGCCGTGGTCGAGGCGCGCATCACCGCGCCGGTCAAGCCCCACAAGCCCAAACTGCTGACGCCCCAGGAATGGAAGTTCGTCGAAGAGTTTGTGTCGGGGGACGGCCACGTCACCCTGAAGGAGGCCGCGATCCGTGCTGGGTATAGCGAGGTCTGGGCGAAGAACCGATCCAGGGAGCTGACCGACCCGGAGAAGAGCCCGCACATTGTGGCCGCGATCCAAGAGCGGCGGCGCGAGCTGGGCGAAAAGTACGCCACCACCTTTGAGCGACACATGCGGGACCTGCAGGTCATTCGCGACCAGGCCTTGGCTGCTGGCGCGTATGGCGCGGCCGTCCAGGCGGAATACCGCAGGGGCCAGGCCCTGGGCACGATCTACATCGACCGCAAGGAAATCCGCCACGGGACGATCGACAGCATGTCCAAGGAAGAAGTGCAGCGCAAGCTGGACGAGATCAAACGCCTGTACGGTGGCAACGCTGGACCGATCATCGACGTGACGCCCAAGCAGATCGAGGAAGAACCCGACGAAGAGGAAGAACCAGATGGCAGCGAAACCGGAAGCGAACCTGTACAAGCGACTGAAAGAAAACCTCCCAAGCTCCCATATCACCCGGATTGAGTCCAGGGTCAACCTGGGCATACCGGATTGCCTGGTCGCATTCCCCCATGGCGAGTTTGTCATGGTGGAGCTCAAGGTGGTCAAGCGAGGCCGCAAGGTGGCCTTGTCTCCGCACCAGGTCGCATTCCACGTCAAGCACGCTGACCTGCGCTGCCCGACCTACGTCCTGGTCCAGTATTTCCCGCCAGGCACCACGCATGCGCACAAGTCCGAGCTGCTGCTGTACTGTGGCGAGCAGGCCATTGACCTGGTCAACCTGGGCGTGGACACTCCCGCCCTGGCCAGGTGGCCCTGGACCGGCGTGTCCTGGGCGGAGTTGAGAAAAAATTTAGTGGACAGTTGACAAGTGTATGAAAGTGGACTAGCATGTTCATGCCTGCAATTGGCCAGGCGATTTTTAGAAAGTGAGAAATGACATGAATGGATACATCGCGTTTTTCCGTGGCAAGCAAATCGAAGTGCATGCCCAAACGTCCTACGAGGCCCAGCAGAAAGCTGCGCAGCTGTTCAAAGCACGCAAGGCCTACGAGGTGCACGTGGTCCTGGCCGAGCGAGACGGCCAGCAGGTGGTTCATTCCACCGGGGCCGTGTGAATCGGGATAGACGAAAGAAAGTTAGAAAGGCAATGCTGGCGGCGTCAACTCCGCCAGCCCCACCAGCTCCCCCACCAGACCGGCGCTCCCTCATGGGACGGTTCGCAATTTGGTGGATGGTGCAAAAAATCTTGTGGGGAAAAAATAATAGTTGACATGAGTGTATAGAAGTGTATTAGAATGCGATCCAGGCCAAGCAATCCCGCAGGCCTGCAACCTAGAAAGAGAGAAAGACCATGAGCGACAACGTACTGATGGCGGCCCTGCAGGCCGCATTCACCCAAGCAGTCCAGGCTGCTGTTTCCACCCACGTCACGCAGCTGCAGCAGCAGCATGCAAACGTGGTCGGCGAGCTGGCCACCAAGGTCGCGGCCCTGGAGACCAAGCTGGCCGAGGCCCAGCTGTTCACCCGCAGCACCGAAGTGTCCGTGCAGCTGGACAAGGCGCAAATCATTGACGCGCTGGACCAGCAGGAATGGTTCTGGGGAAAGCTGAAGGGCTTCATTGATGAGAACACGCCCGCCGTCGACCTGGAAGAGCTGGCCGCCAACATCGACCTGGAAAAACTGGCCGAGCATGTCGACGCGTCGACCCTGGCCGGCGAGCTGACCGATTCGCAGCTGAATGACATCGCAAACGAGATCGACCTGGACGACCTGGCCAGCGAACTTGACGCCCAGGGCATCGCGGACAAGGTCGACATCGACGAGGCCGTGCGCGACTTTTTCCAGAACAACACTTTTTCAATTCGTCCCTGAGGTGGCCACTATGAAAAGAAAAGACAACGTGCAGAAAATAAACCACCTGATGGTTTTGAACCCTGGCGGCCCGCTGGTGCAGGCCTTCATTGTCGAGGCCGTCCGGCAATATGCCGATGACGTGCTGGCAGCTGGTGAACCGGAAGACAACGCCCGGGCCTGGATTAACCCGCGCGCCTGGTACGCCTGCGCCGATTCGATCGCCCGCGAACTGCAACACCTGGAGACCGTGAAATGAAAACCGAAACCCTCAAACCTTACGCGCTGATGAACCAGGAAGAGCGTGCGACCTGGAACCACCGCGCCGCGCAAACCATGGAGAACATGGGCGGCGGTTTTGCGGCCGCGCTGGCCCTGGCCTACTATCGGGCGGACGGGACGAACCAGGCCGCGATCCTGGCCGCGTTTCCCGACCTGTTCGAAAAGTATCGGCGGATCGCCCACGAGCTGCAGGCCGACCAGGTCGAGACCTGAAACCGAACCCGGCCGCGTGCCGGGTTTTGTTTGTGTTTGTTTGTTGACTGTTGACGTGTTTGTGAGTTTATAGTGTAGAATCACAAACACACCGCCACCAGGTCGGCCACCTGGCACCAGAAAGTAAGAAAGTGAGTTCGACATGTTGAAAACTATTCGCACCAGCGCGAACCGTAAAACCGGCCCGATCGCCGTCACCTATCGCGCAGGCCAGCACGCCACGCTGGCCACCTGCCCGAAGACCTGCCCGCTGAACCCTAAGGGGGACCAGGGCGCGGACCTGATCGACCGCGATTATTTGGCCGCCGTCCGCCAGGCCGTCCCGCCACGTGGCCAGGCCTGGACCTATTCGCATTTCCCGGCCGACCAGCTGCCGGTCCCGAAACCTGGCGAGACCGTCATTAACGCCAGCTGCGACACAATCGACCAGGCCCTGGCCGCCGTGTCGATCGGCCGCCCGGCCGTGGTGGCCGCGCCGGCCGGGACCGTGTGGCCGTACACCGCCGCCGGCGTGCGGTTTGTGCAGTGCCCGGCGGAGCTGGCCGACAATTTCAGCTGCGCGCAGTGCGGCAGCGGCCGCCCATTGTGCGCCCGTGGCGATCGCGATTTTGTCGTTGTGTTTGTGGCCCATGGCCAGGCCGCGCGCCTGGTCGGCCAGGACCAGGCCGGCGGATGCTACGGGACCAGCGGCCCGGTGGCCCTGGCCTGGCACGGGACGCACAAGGCCGGCGCGCCGGATGATGCGGCCGCCGTGGTCCGGTTCGCGCGATCGCTCCCGCCTGGTTCGCTGCTGCGCCACCACGTGGTCGGGGACCTGGGCCGCGACCGTTGATTTTTGTTTGTGTTTCCCTGTTGACCTGTTTGTGAGTTTATAGTGTAGAATCACAAACACCGCCGCCGGGACGGTTTCCCGGTTTTCAGAAAGTAAGAAAGAGAGTTCGATATGTCCACACTGATGCAAGCTCACACACAATGGGCCACACGTCCCGCCGAAGAGCGGTTTATTAACCTGCACGAAATGCACGCGGCCATGGTGGCGCGCCAGGCGATGAGCCGGGCCGCCGTGGTTTCGTCCCGCCGCCTGCGCGCAGTGCCGACCGATGACAATCGCGGCCTGTTGATCGAGGGCCCGAACGGCCACGGGTACGCGCCCACGCACTGGGCCATGGGCCAGGCCGCAAACCTGGTCGGCGCGCCTGGTGCATACCTGCGAGAGCTGCCCGCGCCCCTGGCGGCCGATTGTCTTAATTATGGTTTCCAGGTCGAGCGGGACGCGAAAGACATCGGCGTGCTGCTGTCGAAAAACGGGACGGCGGAGCTGCGCGCGGTGACGGGCCCGAATTACGGCCGCATTTGGGACGGTGACGTGGTGGCCGCGCTGATCGACCGATTCGGGGACGGTGCGACCGGGACCTGGCGCGTGCCTGGCGTGTTCGGCCAGCTGGTCGACGTCGACCGGGACAACACGACACTATTCGCAGGCGATCGCGACATGTTCGTTTTTCTCGCCGACGAACAAAACCGGATCGAGCTGCCCGGCCGCCGGGACGGCCAGACCGGCACGCTGGCGCGCGGGTTTTTTGTCACGAACAGCGAAGTGGGCGGCGGGGCCCTGCGCGTGAAGACTTTTCTTTTCGATTATGTGTGCGCGAATCGTATCGTATGGGGCGCGCACGAGCTCGAAGAAATAAGCTTGCGACATACGGCCAGCGCTCCGGATCGCTTCATTGAAGAAGTTGCGCCCGCGTTGCTCGCTTACTCGCAAGCGAGCGAATCTAACACTTTGAACGTGCTCGAAGCGGCCCAGCGCGAGCGTATCCCGGACGTGAGCAAATTTCTCGCGAATCGTTTTGGCCCGCGCGTTGCCCAGCGTATCGAGCACGCGCACGTTATCGACGAGG